CCTGACGAAGACCACTGGTATTTTAAACTAGCTGAGATAGAACGCCCTGACGATTGGTCATTTTTTAGGCAACCTGGCGGTGTATACAAGGATGGTGAGGACTGGAAGATCAATGAGGATGCTGAGAACCTGTTTAACCTGCCTGACCAATACTATAAGCGTGGTCTTAGCGGTAAAACTAACGACTGGATTAAGGTAAACCTAGCCAATGAGTATGGATTCGTATCAAACGGCAAGCCTGTACACCCAATGTACACAGATTCTGTCCACTGCCAGCACCTTGATTTTAAACCAAGTACGGATTTTCCTATTGTGCTTGGCTTTGACTTTGGTAGAACTCCCGCGTGTGCGTTTTTACAGCGTACTGCCATTGGCCGTTGGGTATGTTTCGATGAAATGGTACTCACAGACTCCGGAGCAGTAGACTTTGCACCTACACTTAAAAGATATATCGAAGAAATGTACCCTGATCACGAGTTTAAAGGGTGGGGCGATCCTAGTGGACAGAACAAAAATCAATCTAACAGTGAAACCCCGTTCCAAATCATGCGTGCCGCAGGTATACCTTGCTATCCTACCCAAAGTAATGACCCATTAAAGCGTAGAGCAGCCCTAGAAGTCCCCATGAAAGAGATGTGCATGGACGGCAAGCCTAGATTCACTGTCCTACCCAAAGCTTCTATGATCCGTAAGGGTCTACAAGGTGGTTTCTGCTACCGTAGAGTACAGACTACTGGTGAACGCTACACTGATGAGCCAGATAAGAACGAATACTCCCACCCAGTAGAAGCATTAGAGTACGCCCTACAAGGTGAAGGGGAAGGTCGCCAAGCGTTGTCTAGGTCTGGTGGTTTTAACAAACCTATTACAGCTAAAGTGGGCTTTGATGTCTTCAAATGATATGTATGTAGTATTTGAGGACGATGATAAACATTGGTGGTCGTGGTTTTTAAAATCAGGCATACGACACTGTTATATAATTAAACCTGAAGTAGATAACTTTATTGTGTACGGCAGAACTAGCGAAAAGTTTGATTTGTTTAACGCCATAGACAAAAATGATATAATCACTCCCAATTCTATTGTAATTGGTTATAAGTCGAGACCTGTTAAGCGGTCTTTGTTTATGCTGAATACTTGCGTGGGGCATACCAAACAGTTATTGGGTATCAACAGCCCATTAATTCTTACACCCTATCAACTGCTAAAATATTTGAGGTTACATAATGAAGTCTCCAAAAGCACCTAAACCTTCCAACGAAGAAATAGCAATGACTGCTCGTCAGTCTAGAGCATTGGATGAAGAAACAGATGAGATGGAAAAGCGCCTTAAAGCTGTTACTAGAGGTACGTTAGGTTCTAAGTCTTTGTTAGCTAAAGCTGCTACTGCTGGTGCTGGCGGTGCTGGTGGTGCTAGTAGTCGTGGTGGTTCAAGCATGTTTGGTGGTGGTCTTAGAGGCGCTACTACAGGCTCTATGTTTAGAGGTGGTGGATATGGTGGCGGCGGTGCCACAGTATTTGCACAAAAAACTAAATCAAAACTACGCAACCCAAGGTCTTCATAAATATGGAATTGCCAAAAGAGTTAGGGTCTTTAACAGACTTAAAAAGACGAGAAGCAAAAGCATTTGAAACGGCTGCTCTTTGGCAAGACATGCTTGATGATGTCTATGAATACTTCCTGCCAAATAGAAACTTGTTTGATAGTAACCGACAAGGCCAGAAGAAGATGGAGCGCATCTTTGACTCTACTGCTCTTGAGGCTATTCAGCAGGGTGCTAGTAAGCTACAAGAAAACATAGCTCCTATCTGGGCGCGATGGGCTACCTTTGCTCCGTCTGACCAAGTAGTGCAGATGCTAGAAACAGGCGAATACGATGTGTCAGAAGAAGACATCCGCGCCAACCTTGAGAAGCAAGCTGTTATTATCTTTGATTACATTAACCGTTCTAACTTTGCCACTCAGTTCTATGAGCATGCCCTTGACCTACTAGTGGGTACAGGTACGTTACGCATTGATGAAGAAAACAATGATGACATGCCTATTATCTTTAGTGCCATTCCTCAGAAGGGAATAGCATTTGAAGAAGGCCCATTTGGTAACATTGAGACTCATTGGCGTAGATTTAAAGTTAAGGCGCGTAACCTAGAGCGTCACTGGCCAGGATTTAAGCCCTCACCAGAGATTCAGAATGTTATTAAAACATCTCCTGACACTGACGTAGATTGTAGTGAGGGTGTAGTGTATATGCCTGATAAGAAAACATACTACGGTTGTGTATGGATATCTAAAGAAGATCGCATTAGCTGGATGGAAGATTACGGGGAATCAAGCCCGTGGGTAAGTGGTCGTTACTCTAAAGTGTCTGGTGAAATCCGTGGTCGTGGCCCAGCACTACAAGCCCTTCCTGATGTCCGGTCTTTAAACAAAGCCAAAGAGTTTGTACTACAGAAAGCTGCTATTGACCTAGCAGGTATGTACACAGCTACTGATGACGGTGTAACTAACCCATATAACATCTCTATCAGTCCCGGTATCGTTATTCCTGTAGGCTCTAACAACTCGTCTAACCCTTCAATACAGCGATTAGACACTGGCAGTAACCTATCACTAGCTCAGTTTGAAATTACAGAACTACAGAACGCTATTAAACGTGCATTGTTTAACGATCTGCGTGATCCAGGTGGCCCTGTACGGTCTGCTACTGAGGTTGCTGTAGACGCTCGTGATCTGTCTAAGCGTATTGGTTCTGCGTTTGGGCGCTTGCAGACTGAAGTGTTAATCCCTATTATTAAGCGCGTTGCTTACATCTTGACTCGTAGAGGTTTAATTACTCCTATACAGTTAAACAGTAGAGACATTGATATTAAGTTTTTGTCTCCACTAGCTAAAGCTCAAGACGGTGAGGACTTAATGTCTGTTCAACAAGCTGTTGCCTTTGTGCTTCAGACTGCTGGGCCAGACCAAGCCAAGATTGCGTTTAAGCTTGAGGACTTCGGTACTTGGGCAGGAGGTAAAACAGGTATGCCAGCAGAGTTAATTAGAAGTGATGCAGAAAAAGCACAGGTTATTCAGGCTGGTGCTGAAGCTGCACAAGCTGGTATGCCACCCGCACAGCCTCCAATGCAATGAGTTGGGATGAAATAGAGAAAGCATCGGTTAATCCTGATGCTGCTAAAAAGCAAAATGCGGCCAAACGGTCGCAGGCTGCTGAGTTGGCTAAAGCGTACAACAGATGTTTTAACTCTGAAGAAGGCAAGAAAGTTATTGCTGATCTTCATAAGCGTTTTATCTACGATAACAATACCTCTTTTGGTTCCCCCAATGTCAACTATGAATCTGCGTACCACAATGGCGAGTCTGGCGTGGTCAAGTTCATTATCAATCAAATAAACCAAGCAGAAATTTTATGACTGAAGCAGTAAAGAAACGTGCCGTAAAGGTTACGCCAAAAGTTCTAATGCCTGACGATTCTAAAAAGTTCTTAGATAAGATAGGTTTTAAGTTAGAATGGTTAGAAGACCTAGCAAAGAAGTATAAGTTTGACAGCTTTGACTACGTTAACAAGTTTTGTGCATTTCGGTGTAACCGCGATGGCACAAGTGTTGAATGGATCAGCGTAAACGATCTTGCTTTGCTAAATGGAAAAAGCAAACTATGTGAGATTAAACTTAAACACCAACCATTAGGGAAGACTCGTAAGATTATTGAGTTTCCTTGGGAGTAATTATGTTAGAAGAACAGGCCGCACCAGAAGAAACAACCAGCGATACCCTGTTGGATCAAGCATCACCAACACTTAGCGAAGGCGAATACTTTTTATCAGACGGCATTAAAGGTTCTGGCGAAACACCAGACTGGTACAAAGCTGACCGATACGCCTCTGTAGCAGAACAAGCTAAAGCCTATACTGAACTAGAGAAGAAGTTTGGTGGATTTAAAGGCGCACCTAAAGATGGCTACAGTGGCCCTGAAGGCATTGAAGCTGATGACGCTTTATTGGGTGAGCTTACAGAGTTTGCTAACAAGACAGGCATGAACCAAGACGCATTTAACGAGGCATGGGAATTACTCAGTACGCAAAACGAAGTATCTGCTGAGTACAACCAAGAGCAAGAGTTATCTAAGCTAGGTGACAACGCGCACAACCGTATTAAGTCTGTAGAAGGGTTTATGAAAAACAACCTAGACGCAGAATCTTACGAGAAGGCCCGTGAACTAGTGACTAACGCTGACACTATTGAGCTAGTAGAGATGCTAGTTAAAGCTACTGCCCCTGTTAAGCTGCCTATCGAGGGCGGTGAAAGCCCAACAGGTGTACAGTGGTCAGACATTGAAAGCGCAATGTTCCAGAAGGACGACAATGGGCAACTGTTAAGGAGCGTAAGCACCGCTCACGAGCAGAAAATCCAAAAGATGATGTCAGACTTTGGCGGTAACAAACCGCACCACAGGACAGTTGGTTGAACCCTATAGGGTATTCAGTGTATAATTGGCGCACTGGATACCCTTCCCAAAGGCCCAGTAAATTTAGGTTGAATGCTGACCAATTTACTGGGTACTCAGCAAAGACCTTGAAAAACTTTTTATTACTTACTCTTTTTCGAGGAAATTCTTATGAGTAAAAATCTATCAGCCGTGGCAGTCACGGAATTTGACAGTATGGTCAAGCATGCCTATCAGGGCATGGGCCTGTTGAAAGGTGCTGTAACTCAGCGCAACAATGTAGTTGGTGACACTTACAAGTTCCGCCGTATGGGTAAAGGTCTAGCTAACCAGAAGTCTACTTCTGATCTAGTAACTCCTATGGACGTAGCACACGAGTTCAAAACTGCAACTCTTACTAACTGGAATGCTCCTGAGTACACCGATGTATTCGATGCTCAAGACGTTAACTTTGATGAGAAGCAAGAACTAGCAAACACTATTGCTGGTGCTTTGGGTCGCCGTACTGACCAGCTTGTTATCGATGCAATGGACGCTTCTACTCCTCTTACTTCAACTATTGCAACTTCTGTTGGTGGCGCTGGTAGTAACCTGAACATGGCTAAGATTATTAAGGCCCAGGTTTCTTTGCGTGATCAAGGCGTTCCTAACTCTGATCTATTTGCTGCGGTAAATGCTTTGGGTCTAGGTGGACTGTTGAATGACGAGAAGGCAACATCTTCTGATTACCAAGCTGTTAAAGCTCTTGTAAATGGTGACGTAGATACTCTTGCTGGCTTCCGTTTCATTATCCTTGAATCTCGTGTTGAAGGTGGTCTTACTGTCGGTACTGCTGGCGCAAACATTGTTGACTCTTATTTCTTCCAGCGTCCTGCTGTTGGCCTTGCCATCGGTATTGACATGAAGACTGAGATCGACTGGATTGCCGAGCGTACTTCTTGGTTGTGTAACGGCATGCTGAAAGCTGGCTCTGTTGTGCGCGATGAAGGCGGTTTGGTTAAAGTTCAATACACGCAAACTGCATAAGGAGAATTAAACATGGCTTTTTCAAGAGATGGTTTATGCCGCATTGGCGGTTCTGGAAATGGTGGCAGCACTTGGCAGTATACTTCTACTGATGC